CTTCGGTAATATCCAGTTTCTGTAAACTGAAACTGGGCTTATTAAGTGATGTCTTTTTTAAGAAATATTGGCTATCTTATTTCCAATTTTCTTCTTTAGGTACTTGACATATTACCGCAGGACTTTAGTGGTATAATTTTACTAACAAGGGGGAATTAGTAATGGTTATTTTTGAGTTACTAATAAAGTTAATCGTTTTGGGTATAATACTCGCCTTCGGTTCTATTTTTGGCCTACTTGTTGGTTTTTTCGGCGAACTTATACTAGGTCCTATAGGATATTGGATTGGTTTCTTTACCGGTTTACTTATATTTTTAATTAAATGTGGTCCCCTCTTGGGATTTGGTGATATTGAAAATATAAATACTAATCAAAGAAAAACATCAATATTTTCCTTCCTAACCGGTTTATGGTTGGGTAGTAAATTCTTTAGTGATGATTAAATTAAGGGCCCAAACTACGGGCCCTGTTTTTATTAACTTAATCCTAAAGCAGTACGAACATCTCTAAGATAATCCTTCCCATCTATTACACATATATAATTAAACTTATCAATTTCAACAATCGTTTTACCATCTAAAGTCACTTTAATATAAGATACTTCAAATTCATTAGAAGCATCAGAAGTTGCACCTACATCGAGTTTACCTAAATCAGTTTTTTTGGGAACACATCTAACATTAACTTTTAAAGGTGTTACTTTATACTCTCCTAAACCAGCATTATACGCTTGAATCGCTCCTCTTAAATCTAAATTATGCGCTCGCTGTTGAGCTAAATGTACTGTTGGTTTAGTGACAGTTCTCCAATTTAATGTAAGAGTCATGCTGCCGAAATGACCCAGAACTGGGCTATCTACTTCACCGGCAATACCTGCCCCTTTAACTGTTTCAGTCATAGCCTCTATACTCGGCAATTGGACATCAGCAATACCGAGTAAGTCATTGCCGTCCTCATATACCCTAAAGTTAATTAATTTTTCCGGTACCTGGTTCATCCCTCATCCCTCCTTATCCAAATATTCCTTCAAGATATTTTGGGTCATATTCAATCATAAAATCAATTTCTTTGGCTGGTGCAGGAGGGGTCACATAAACGTGAAAACGAACAATACCGTCAGCCAAGTCAGTATCTGGGTTCTCCTCCAGTAAAAATTCTACCCGCCCTCCAAGAATAAATTCTCTCGCTGTTAATCCATTTAGCCAAATATTAGCCGAATCAATAACTGTTTCTACCATACGCCTAGAAACAGGATAGTCCACCTTCTGCCAGAACATTAAAATCAGCTGATTTGCTATCCAGTCAAACATACGCCTGGTGGGTAAAAATGCATCTTTGGGGTCGGTTACTGCAGGGTAAGCACCAGTGCGGTTCCCCCAGGCTTTCCATCCTCCAATAAAGTTTAAACCTGTTATAATGCCCTGGCCGTTTAAATAAGATCCTTGATCAGGTCCTAAGGAAACTTCAGTACCATCTTTTAGAACCGTACTATCGGCTTGGAGAGATTTGTTACTAGGACTAGCAAATGGAACATCATCATATTCAGCATCATTTTTGCAAATTACTCCGGCTAATTGTGTAGATAAATGGTATTGTTTATCGCCTAGTGCAACCTTTGGCCAACAAACTGCCTGCCTTTCAGAAGTGTAGTTGTTATTGGTTTTCCAGGAAGCTACATCAGTATATTTAGTGACAGTATCTGTGGGAACATCGGTTAATGCAGTGCACTTAAAGTGACCATTTATGTTTTCTGCCTTTGCTACCATTACAGCTGCTACTGTCGGATCATGAGACCATCCGGGAGCCAATACCATGCCCGGTACTAACCGAAACTTTGGAAAAACCTGATTTAGAAGCTCTAACCCTGTATACTCTCCAGTACTAGCATCTACACCGCCAATAATATCATCTGAAACTACAGCTGATGGATCCAGATGGTCATAATCAACCTGCAATTCTGCTCCTTCGGCAATGGCCCCAGAATCTAACCTGGTAATAACAGCATTTCCATCGTCATCAGAATCTACGGTATAATCAGTATCCTTTACATGAGTAGTTAGGCCATCGGAAGACTTGACTACAACCGTAGAAAGTAAAACACCCTTATTGTCCAACGGTGCCTGGTCATTGGTATCCAATGTCAAGGATTCGGCACTCACGCTAGCCTTATGAATAGCCGGATCCAATACGTTAACAAGTACCACCGGAGCCACGGCAAATAAGCTAAAATGCGACTTTATAAACTCGCAAAGTGTGTAACTGTTCCAATCGTCCGAGTAACCTAGTGCATCTACAGCTTCTTTATATGTGTAGCACAAAATAGGTTTATTAACCTTTTCCGCTCCCTCATCATCTGTTAAATTAACAGGTGCTGTCCCGAATACTACCGGGAGCCCGGCAGTAGTTCTTACTGGTGGCAGCACCGAAGTAGGTATCTCAGAAACATATACTCCATGTTTATATGTCATTTACTTAAACACCACCTTTATTAACAAAATCTAAGATTTGCTTATAAAATCTATTTTCAGGTGTTCCTGATATATTTATTGCTTGTCTGGTTTTGTTAAAATTTGTAATTGGAACACATAGTTTCTTAATAGCTGGACACTTTTGGGCCAAATCATTAACATACCCTGGCAAACCACCTTTAAAGGCTGTAAAACTCTGTATAGCCCCACCAGGGAAATTCGGTCCACAATAAATAAGTTGCTCCGGTTTTTGTTTTGGTGCAGCTTTCTTCGTCTTACTCATACACAACCTCCTCTATCGGATGAAGAACAGTCCAAGTAATAGTCATGATACCTATCCACTCAGGATAAGGCTGTTCTTCCGGTATTTCAAATTCCATCGGGTATTCAACTCGGAATTTGTTAGCAATTATTCTCCGCTTATATAACTCAGTCCAAATGCGTTGAATAATATTGGCAACATCACGCCAACCATTTTGAGCATCTTCCGAGTAGGTACCGACGATAATCTTTACAGTCACCATTGCTCCCTCTTGATTATCTATACCTTTAGCCAAACGAACTATTACAAATGGATAATCAGGGATTTCTGTGAGTTTTTTGGGTGGGAGATAGCCGGTTACTACCTGAGGTTCTTTTTCTACTCCCGGTTTATTTGTTTCTAAACAATACTCTTTAACTACCGTATTTACAAATTCCTTAAGTTCATCCACCAATAATACTGTACTCATCTACCTGCACCTCGCAATAATCGCTCAATCTCATGGTCCAAGCGGCTTACTAACTGTTCATTAGCTCTTTCCTCTACATATGTCACTACTGATTTATGCCCTAACATTTGTGGGACTGAAGGACCATAAAACTGATTTATCGGGTACCTTGATTTTCCAGCTCTCTTAAAAACCCCAATATGCCCTGATTTCATCTTTGCAACAAAGGCCCTTCTTTTAAGTTCCCCACCCTCTCCTTTTACAACCCGTGCTCTAACAGGCTTTTTAGTCTTCTTTTGAGGCGGTTTTGAAGGAGTAATTTTAAATTTAGATAAAGCAACTGGTGAACCTGTAGAGCGAATAATTGCTATCTGGTCACTATAATTGGCCTTTTTAACCTTTATAGTCTTTCTAACATCACCAGCTTTAATATAATATCTATCTCTTACTTTTTTAACTGTTGCAGTTTGTGCCCTATCTACAGAACGGTTTATTGCTCTCACAACTGCCTTATCTATACCGCCTGGAATATTTTTCAAAAGTAACTCTGCTCTTTCAATATGTTCGGCATCAAGGGTAATCATGACTCATTCGCCTCTAAGATTATTTCTAAAACTCCCATATCTTCATTGCATTCTTTCACTAAATAGAGCTTCCCATCCAACCTAATATGCTGCCCAAACACAGGCCTTTCCGGCAAGTCGCTAGCCTTAACAAAGACTGCGACTACGCCGGAATACACTCCATCATACTGCTCGGACTTATTATTACTACGAATTTTAAGAATATCGCTATCTACAATAGCCGGAACATCTAAACCATCAATGTTATGAATTTCTGCAAATTCATTATTATTAAAGAAGGTTTCCAGATCACTATTAAAAAAATCACGCAACCTTAGCATGATTATTCACCATCTTTTTTCTGATTTTTACTTTTCTTGTTATCCTCTACCAATACTTTTGTTACTGCACCTTGTTCCAAAAGACGTTTTTCTTCTGAACTATTAATATCCCCTATTAATTCACCGGCAAAATAAATTTTCACATTCCCAGCTTTATCCCGGGTAGTAATTTTCCACTTAGCTACAACTGTCAACTAAATCTCCTCCCTACTTAACAACAGCTACATACCAGCTGTCTATATCCTCAGGAACAGGCAACGGACGGGAAGCTAATCTCAATTTTCTGACCTCATTATCTTCATCAACCCAAGATTTAGGTATTCTAGTACCCTCAATGGTTACAAATTGACCATTTTCTACCTGAGTAATAGCGCCATAAATACGCTTATTACCACCTCTAGGAGCCAAGATAACATAACCCTCCGGAATCATAGGTTGTTCTGTCCCGGCATCATCTAGGAACCACTCATCATAACTGTAAATTTCTAAGCCTAACTCAGCTAGCCTGCCAATGAAAGTTAGAGCAGGATTTTTAACCGAAGGTTCCAGCACACCAATATTTAACCTTAACAAATCAAGTTTTTCCTTAACCTTAGGATGATTCGTAAAAATATCCACAACATCAGATGCCATAACACAAATTTCCGGAGATTTACCGGTTTTCTTAATTACATCTAATCTCCAACGCTTTAAATCAGCTAGAGGATCAGAAGTATCAGTAGCAGTCCAAAGGGCACCGGCTGATAAAGTTTCTTTGTTGGTAAATCCATAATCTACCACTTGCTCAAATCCTTCGCCGGCCATAACCAGCTTGCCGTTAATCAAAACTTCCCGACACATCCATTCTTCTCTCCGGATAATGTAATCGTCAAGTTCAACCAAGTCGCTGGCAAGCAACTCTCTTGCCCTCTCTTCCGGAGTTCTAGTACTGTAAAGATTCTCGCCCATGCCTCTTTTAACAAGGTCGTCAACAGTAATTACTCTTTCAGGTGCAATCTTAGGAGGCTTGTAAGTTTCAGTCTTGAAACCCTGTCTATCCATAACTACGCCGCCAATACGAGGCGCAACAAAGGGAGCCATTTTTCTTTTGCCTTTCTTAAAGTCAACATCCACATGTTCAGTAATATAAGTTTCAACTACCGGGAAAAATGTATCCCTTAAAAAAGTATGAACAGGCATCATTAAGTTAATTGCCTGCATCATGGTTCTGGTACTATAAATATCAATACTCATGTATTTTTCCTCCTTAATATTCAATATTTTCTTTAAGGAAAATCCCTAATTCACGAAGCTTTAATTCATGTTTTTCTACTGTGTCAGTCCCTCCAAAGATAAGAGCTTTACTGTTAAATAGTCCTGATACATAACCGGTTGTTTTTACATCAGCCTCACCAGTAGTGTCTATAGTATCAGTTAAAATACAATTTGGTGTTTGAGTGCCATCAGTTTGAGTGCTGTCAACAGGTTTAGCTAAACCAGTGTCCTTATTAATACCTAAAACAGTTCCCCTGGCAACAATACCCTGATTTTTAGCCAAAGTAATACCCTTGACTATTACTGGTACATCATGTCCAGCGATAAGATTATCCGGAGTATATTCTCCTAAAGAATTATAAAGTTGTTCAGCCATTACTTATGCCCCCTCCTTTTATTAATTTCAGCCGCAATATCTTCGGCGGCCTTTTTATTCTGTGCATCCTTATTTTTTTGAGGTACAGAACTAGGTTCAATATTATTTAAATCTTGAGCATCCTTTTCTCTATCCTTTAAAAAGTTCGCCCCTCGTTGTTTTTCTGCCTTAATAATTTCCATGGCCACTTGTTCAGCAGTAATTCCTGTTTCAAATTTTGCTTTATTGATGATTTCTTCATTACCAGGCATAGCAATTTCATCAATAGCTTTTATCCTTTCCCTTTCCGCTTTTATACCCTCATTTTTGACTTGTTCATAAAGGTCCGGGTGTTCATTTTTTAATTGTTCTAAATCCATAATCTTTCTTTCCTCCTTTTTATTAATTTCAGCCACATTTTGTAAAGTAGTCTTTTTAAACTCATTTCTGATTTTATCGAGAACCTTCTGAGGAATTATCTCAAAATTGCCTACACTTGCTACTAATTTAGGCTGATTACTGTCTTCAAACATTATTTCATCAACAAACTTTTTTTCTAAAGCTTGTTGAGCTGTAAGCCATGTTTCCTGATCCATGAGTCCTAGTAATTCCTCCTGGCTCATCCCAGTCTTAAGCATATAAGCATTAGTAATAGACTTGTCCCAATTTCTTAAAAAGTCCGACGTAAATTGATGATCTCTATAATCTCCATTGGATCTAGTAGAAACATTATGTATCATCAATTGTGCAGTTGGGGATATTAATAATTTTTTTACTCCCATAGCAACAATGCTAGCAGCACTTGCGGCAACCCCTACAATTTTCCCAATGCTATTACCAGGATAGTCTTTCAGGACAGTATACATTTCTGAGCCGGCAAAAACATCGCCACCTCCGGAACTAATAATTACCTCTATCTCTTCTCCACTAGCTTCTTCAAGCACTTGATTTACCATTTTAGGAGTTGTGCACTCAATACCAAACCAATCGTAAATCCATTTCTCATCATCAGAAACAATAACCCCTTTTATATGTATCTTCTTCACTCATTTTCACCCCCTTGTCTTTCTAAAATTAAGTTTGAAGCCAATCCTCCTTCTCTGCGTAATTTCTCCTCCCTTACCCTTAAGCTTAAATTCTTAAAGAAATCTCCGCCGGTAAGTTCCTGAGTTTCCCGGGTTCTGGTACTAAAGCCTTCTTCTACTCTTTTGGCTGCTGCAGTAACTTCTTTTAAGGGGTCAATCTGTCCCTGAGAAGGCCCGTTCCACTCAGCTCCACAATATGCTTTTCTTACCATAGGATCAGAAAAAAAGCCAGGGGCATAAATTCTACCCTTGGCAACGGCTTCAGAAAGCCACTCTTCATATATTGGTTGGCAAAAATCTGTGGCTAACCATGCTCTTCTCATTTTAAACATTTTCCAAGCTTCTAATAGTGCAGCACGACTGGCTGAGTAAGAAGCTGTAAAGTTTTTAAGTAATAATTCATAAGGTATTTCTAATGCGGCCCCAATTTGCCGGCATACAGAAGTGACAAAACCATCAAATGCCGTATTTGGCCTTCCAGGATTAGCTTCTTTAATATCCTCATTATCACCTAGTGCTATAATTGCTCCATTTCCTAGCTCGTATGAGTTTTCGTCAATATCATCTATCCTCGCCTCTTCAGGAATTACTTCTCCAAAAGGAACATCTACGTTCGGGGTTTCGCTTTTTATAAAAACCGTATACATGCCTGACACTACTGCCGCCATCAATTCTGCCTCGGTATATCTGCCCAGTTGTTTTAATGCTTCTATAACAGGAGCAAGTATAGGGACACCCCTTCGTTGTTCCGGCCTTTCAGCTTCCATAAGATGTAGAATATTAGGTCTACCGGTTTCCTTTCCAAAAGCAGGCACTCTCACCCATTCTTGCTTACCAATGTTTACTGCTAATGGGTGTTTTTGTGCAATATAATAGGCCATTACCTCACCATATTTTCCAACTTCAACCCCGTTAATAATATCATCAGAATATTTTTTATCCGTCGGCGTACATACCCTATCGGCTTCAATAACGTACACCCGTAAGTCATAAGGCATATTGGGCCTTTTTATTAGTGGGAGTAATACAAAACATTCTCCACTCATAAGCCAGGCTAAAAAGGCTAATTGCTGTAATTCATAAAAATTATTCATTCTTTGAGCGTCACAATGAACAGAGTCGGCCCAAAGAGAAAATTCTCTTTCTACTTTTGTTTCCCAGGCGTCCGCTTCTTCAGCTGTTAAGCCTATAAACTCATAATCAATCTGGGCGTTAAGTTTTAAGCCGCTTCCCACTACGTTAGTTCTAGTTGTTTTTAAAGCACCTGTAGCTAGTGGCGTGCCCATATATAGATCCCTAGAACGTTGCCGCAAAAGATCTAAATTATCATCGATATCCTCTTTTGTCGATCCGCCGCTACTTATCCATCCTAGTAAAGATTTTTTAGTTCGACTGGCTCCATGATAGCTATATCCGCTGTTTAAAATTATCAATTGTTTTCTGGCCACTATTCTCTTTACAGCAATTTGAGGTGAAATAAAACTAACCACCTTATCGACAATATTCATTTACTTTTATCACCTCCTCTACAGATCTCTTGGTACAACTCTTATTACTCTACGAGAGCCTTTTCCTGAAGCAATTGCTTCCAATCTTTCAACTTCCCTTCTCCACATCTTTATTTGCTCACGAATATGGAGTAAATTTGCTCTTTCCAGCCTTCTTGACCCAATTTGATAACTTTGACCGGTGGCTACAACTCTCTCTGCTTCAAGCCACATGTTTAATTGAGTTCTCGCTTGTTCTAAGGTAAAAGCAGACATAACTATTTCACCAACTTTGCATTTTTATTAAATAAAATTTTGCCGCACTACTGGACTCCTTTTGATATTACTCTCCTCTTTTTCACATTAGATGTTTTTTTGTTTTGATTATTTAACATGCCATTTTTCTTCATCTTTTCAAGGATCTCAAATTTTGGATTCAAAATTTCCAATGCGGCTGTTGCATAATTTCTTAAGTCTAAACCTTCATTTCTTTTTCTTTTTTTAATCCATCGAAAAGATGCAACACCTTTAGAATATTTTGTTACTTTCTTTTCAGAGCATAGACTTTTAAAATATTCCTCATCATATCCCTTTTCGCTCTCAATTGGAAAATGTGAATACCCTGGACCCTCAAAATCTTCCTTTAATCTCGCATATACTCTATCCTTTAAAATATCTACCCCTATGGGAAATAGATTAATTTTCTCTCTGTTATTTTTACTTGGTTTACCAATCACCGGTTTATCAAAGCCGGCATAACCTTTTATTCCAAATATCCTTCTAATTTCTCTTGGCTTTATAAATTTATAAGTTTCGTTAGTATAATGGCCCCCTGTATCAATACAGGTACAGGAAATATTAATGATGCTGCCGTCATTAAAATAAAAAGAACTAGATAAATACTCATCTAGTTCTTTCCATATTTCCGGTTGTTCTAAGTTGCCATAAATTTTTTTATATTCTATCCCCCATGATTCTTTATCTTTTCCCCATCCTACTACTTCTATTTCTATACGATCATCTTGGACGTCTACACCGGCTGTTAAAACAAGGACACCATCTGGTACTTGACAATTATAGGCTTCTCTTCTTTTAATTAAGACTTCATGTTCTAAGGTTTCTCCTTCATCATCTTCCCATGGTTGTCCAAGGTATGTGTTTACCCAAGTTTTTAAAGTTTCTTTTCCATTCCTTTTGGCTTCAAGGAAATTTTTAATTATTTCTTCCCAACGTTCCCAAGGAGAAACAAAAGCATTTAAATGAAAGCCTCTTTTATCCTTTACTCCTTCTTTTTTGGGGATCCACTTCCCTTGACTACTCATTTCTTTCCATTCAAATTCATTAAAATTTTCTTTACAAAATTTGCATTCCATTGTTACATCTGTAACGTCTGTTCCTTTTTCATCTATCTTTTGAAATTTGATGCGGTCCCAATCAATAGGTTGATATTTTCCACATAAAGGACATGGCAAATTCCATTCTTCTTGCGAGCTTGTACTAAATTCCTTCTCTATCCTTGAAATTCCTACTTCTGTTGGAGTTGACACGAATATTTTCTTTTTATTCCAATAAGTTGCTGTCCTTTTTACAGCAAGACTCAGTGGATCTCCTTCTTTACCAGCAGATGGAGGAAACCTATCAACTTCATCCGCTAAAACAATCCTAATCGGTCTCGATGAAAGGCCTACAGGGGAATTGGCTCCTACTATTGCAATGTAACCACCCGGGAAACCCTTTTCTAATATGGTATTATCGCTATCCCTGCTTTTTGCATCTTTTATTTTATCGTGTAAAGCAGGAGTATCTCTAATCATTGGTGATAGACGTTTTTTTGACCAAGTTTTTGCTAGTGTATCCGTAGGCATAACAAGCAACATTGGACAAGGGTCATAATCAATATGATAGCCAATTATATTATTGATAATTTCTGTCTTCCCTACCTGGGCACTACTCATAATTACAACAGTATCAACTTCCGGATCACTAGCTGCATCCATAATCTCACGCTGATATGGAGCTCGGTCTGTATTCCATCGCCCTGATTCCGAAGACGACTCAGGGGATAGTACTCTATATTTATCAGCCCACTGTGAAACAGTCAAATCTGGGGGAGGGGCCATTATTTTTGCTATATCTCTGAACAATTCAAGGGTTTTTAATTTTATTTTATGTTCCTTCTTCACCGCCTCCACCTTCTTCTAAATCTTCCTCAAAGTCTATGCACTTATCGTTATAAAACAATTTAGGGTCATAATTTGATAACTCTTCCAATACTTCGTAACATTGTTTTTGTAAAATTTCCTGTATATCAGATACTTTGTTTTTAGAAATTAATATTGGTGCAACCTTTGCTGGTAAACCAATAATTTTTGCTCTAAAATTTGATAACATATCATTCATTACAACCTCAACATCTCCTGAATAATGCAACTCGGCTTTCATAACTTTTAATTGCAATTGAGTTTTTTCTCTCTTTAGTCTTTCATGCTTCGCTCTTTCTTCATCCAGATCGAGCTTTATTATATTAGTAGTTTCTAAGTCAGAGGTTGTTTTTAAATAAACAATATAGTTTTTAACACTCTCACCAAAACTATATCTACCCCTTGAAGTTTTAACTAAAATTCCTTCTTCAGCCAGCTGTCTAATTCTTCTCTCTGAAACACCAATAACATCAGATAATACTTTGGCGGGCACAACAACTGAACTTATATCCTCAACCTTTGGTTTTTTCATTTTCGCACCTCAATTAAATGTTTTCCTGGTAAAGGAAACGGCACTAAAAAAAACTCTGTAACTGAATAGATTTTGGGCCTCGCAAGACCCGCACCTTAGAGAAAGTTTCAGAAGAACCTATGTATATCAATAGTCATAAATTTACATTTCTAATCTCACATATCTTAATATTATGTAATATTCATTTTATAATTTCCCTTCCTATATATATCACTCAAAAATACTTAACTAATCTTACACTTTTAAATTATGTTATATTTAAAAAATACGAAATATTTATTTCCGTTTTTTCCTTGTATTTAATTTAAAACTTAACTTTTTAACCATATTATCTTTCATATCCTGAGTAACACCAATATATAATAAAGTTATTGAAACATGGCTATGGTTGAATATCTTTTGTAATGATACAGCATCTTTTGTTTCCTGGTACAGATGATAGCCAAATGTTTTTCTCATTGTATGAGTCCCTATGCTTTCAAGTCCAAAGGCTTGAGCTGCATCACGAAGTATTTGATATGCATATTCACGAGTTATTGGTTTATTTAAACCTTTTCTTGACTTAAAAAGATATTCATAGCCAGGTTTATCTTGGACATATTCTTGTAATACATCTTTAAGTTCATCATTAATAACAAACCTTTTTTCTTTACCTGTTTTTTTCTCACGTATATAAATATGACTTTTGATTTTACCATTAGCGTCTCTAACATCTCTTACTCTTTGTTCTAAAATATCTGATATCCTCAATCCAGAATATATACCGAATACAAACATAACAAAATTACGCTCACTTCTTATTCTTAAATATTCGGCAATATCGTTGACCAATTTTTTATCCCTTATAGGCTCAACAGTATTCATTGCTTCACCTTCTTATTTGCCTTAGTGCTCCACCTTTACCTCTTTTATAGGCATTTTGTCTCATACATTCTTTAATGTCTCTTTCTGTAATTGACTGTGGGCCCAGCGACCTCTTTAGCCAAAGTAGTTTTATATATGCTTCAAGCTGTTTTTCTATTAATATTTCTTTAATAGTCAACTGTCCCCGCCTCCTTTATTTCAATTGGCCAGTCGGTTAGGAAAAGTCGAGACTCGAACTCGATAAACGCCTACCGCTTTTCCAAAAAATGCGGTTGGTGAGACCGCATTAAAGACAAATTGAATAATTTGGATGAAGTAGCTTATGTTTTCGGATTTGCCTCAGTTTTTCACACAATCATAGGCAACCACCTACCTTTTATAAATTAAATAGACAGCCCAATACGGACTGTCTTTGTCATGTTTTCTCTATATAAATGTCTTATCATGTACATTCTATCAAAATATACTGACTTTTTTCGGCGATTATTCGGCGAAAATTCGGCATAGTCAATTTATTCAAACTTTTTACTATAATCGCAACCGGTAAATGAGCATTCAACATCATAATTATTTTTTAACAAACTGGCCCCGCATTTTGGACAATATTCTCCGTGTTCCCAGTCATAACCACAAACACCTATCCTTTTGTCCCACCAGCCACACTTTTCTTTATCACAAGGTTTTATTGGACATTTATCCAACTTAATCAACCTCTTTCCTTCTAAAGAAGAATAAATTAATCTTTAATACAATCTACTGAACTAGCAGAAATATAAAATTTCCCCTCAAAACCGTCATTTGCATCATAAAGAGGGTTGTCTATTGACCTTTGACAAACCAATTCAATATCTTCATTATCGCGAATAACAACAAAGTCTATCTTATCAACCTTTTCTTCGACCAAATATCCATCACAACTTAAATATTTAATTATCATTTAAAACTCCATCCTTCATTAAATGGTTGAAATGCGTACTAAAACATTTCTAATTCCATAACAGGTATCGAACCCCTAATTTTTTCTTTCTTGAATATCCAAACCATTCTTCTATCCTCGCCTGTTGGAGTAGCCTTAAAGTAACCCTGCCTTACTCTGTAATTGTTGCTATCTAAATCAATATACTTATCATATTCAAACCAAAGCCAATGTTTTGCTATTTTTTTAAATGTTTCAATTTCAAAATGCCCTTTAACCCAACATCCCATATTCAACCCATCTTCATCATTAAGACTTTCCATATTCCTGTAGATTTCTTTCTCAATTTCTGTATAATCTTCATAGCCATCTGAAACTTTCTCAGATATTTCACACTCATGTTCACATTCATGCTTTGTTGTAGATTCATCTTTGTGATAGCAATAAGATTCTCCATCAAAATGCTTACATATAAAACCCATTATTCACTACCTCCTTACTTCACAAAATTTACAAAATGCTCCTTATTACTGCTGGATCCCTTGACCCATCCAGTAACTTACACCTATTTTCCAGTTTGGTTAAGTCCTCAATTGGCAGCAAATAGATACCCTCTTTTGTAAAACACACAACAAATGTTCCATCAAAACCTTTTTCTATTCGGCAAAACCTAATATCATTTTTATTGATTTTCGTTTGTTTACCGTACTGAATAACGTCAATAAGATCAGTGTCCAAGTCTAATAAAGTTAACTGTTTCATTTTACCTCCACTCCGCCACGGCCATTAATTTACCCGGGCTCATTTTGTCGTCTTTTGGCCGCTTTACTATCCGTGCTTTTGTTTCTATGCTCAGAGGTCTGTGATTTCGTTGTGACCGTTTTAACCGTCTCTCCTTCTTACTGGCCAATAGTATCACTCCTCCAATGCTTTTTTCTTCTCAACATCTAAACACTCACTCGCCCCGTACCTCATACCAACCGGTACCCAAAATCATCGGAACGAGGCTCACTGGGTTCAAATTACCTTCCCACCATGCCTATAAGGGCGGGTTTTGTTGTATTCATGCTTTAGTCTAATTGCTTTCTCAATGTCAATATTTTCTTTACCGCAATAGTCCAAGATGCGGATAATGCAGTCAGCGAGTTCAATGGCGATGCCTTCGGGTTTTTGCTCTTTAAGTATTTCGCATTCATGGCATTTTATTCCAAAATTACATTCAGGACTTCCGCATTTTTTATAGTATATATCTGGTTTGCCATTTCTGTATTCCTCTAATGCTTCCGACAATTCACTGTGACAAAGGGCAATAATCTCGCCAAAACTCCTTTCTTTTTCCCACCAGCCATGTTCTACAGCGTTTTGGTGTATTTTATCTCTTAATTTATTTAGCATTTAATTCACACCTTTCAAATTTAGCCCTTTCAAAATCTTTTCCCATTGCTATGGCTAGTAAGGAATAAACAATTATATCTTTAAGTCTGCTTTCGTATTCCTTATCGTATAGGCCCTTGTTTACTATTGCTACCAGGTGTTTATCCATATATGTCATTAATACTTTTAGCATCATTTGATGATCATCAGTTCCGAAAACACGCAAGGCCGTATTTCTAAAATTGTGAAAAACATCATCATCCATGCCGTAAGATGTATTTTTAAAAGCAAATAAATCCTTTATGCTTTGAAGTTCCGGTTCTAACATCTCTAAAAATTCACTTCTATTCATTTCTTGTTACCTCCCGTATTTAGGCTCTTATTTTTAAAAACTCATTGAAAACTGATAAGATTTTTTCCCGTTTGCGCCGGACTGTGGACTCATCACAATTTAAAGCCTTTCCGACCTGGATATTGTTCCGGCAGTATAAATAACATTGTTCAAAGATTTCCAATTCTTCATCATCCAAGTAATTTTTTGAAATATAATCAAAGATGTCAGTACTATATTCGATTGACATTATCCGCAACTGGATTTTTAGCTTCTTTTGCCGTAACTGTTCAATTTTTCTTTGAAGTATTTCCTGGTTGGCCTGATACATTACTACTGATTTTTCAACCGGAGTAAACTCTGAATATCCCCGGCCACCGCCTGGGGTAAAACTGATTTGTAAGGGGGAAGGTATTAGCTCATCTTTTTCAGCTAAAATGCCTCGCAAGGTACTTATATCTTTATCAATTTTCTCTAAAGTTCTTTGTAAATTTTGTAGCTTTTGTTTCGATTTCCAGTAGCTTTTAAGCTTTCTTTCTAGCTTAATTTTTGCCCCAAAATCCATCAGCTTCCCCCCTTTTAATCAAGCGGCCTTTTGGATAACAACTTTTATTTCACCTATTTTTATGTCAACGTACAAAAAAGATTCATTGTATTTGCCATTATCAATAGTAAAATATTTATCGTTTATAAAAATTACGGTGCCGGTAATACACTTCTCTTTTTTACGTGTAATACGATAGACATTGACAACCTGTCCTATTTTCGTTGGAGCAGCCATTTTAATTAACTCCTAACAAGATAAAATTTTCTTACATAGGTTTGCGCATTTTATTAAATCCCACTTGGTTAAGCCGTTACACAAACCAACGGCAAATAGTCTGCAATTATCACACTTTTCATCAATTTGCATAATCATCACCTACCGGAAAGGAATATCCTCAATGGTTTAGTTGATATATTAAAGTTCTACTAGAACAAACTCCCATCCACAATCTTTACAATAGGCATCATAACTATCTAGCCAAACTATGTTTCCATCATCTTCTAAGGCATAGTTGCGTTCTAGCGTTAGATCTTCTGAGTTGCATTTTGGACAACGATCTCTCATTAGCCAAACCTCCTAATTTTCATAATAGGTCAGAACGGGATATCCTCATCAGAGAAACTCACTTCACTCCCAAAGGAGGGGTCGATCTGATCCTTTGGATCTCCCTTGCCCCTGTCTAAGAAACGAACATTATTAGCCACAACTTCCGTCACCCAGCGTCGTTGACCATCATTACCATCATAAGTGCGGACTTGAATACGACCCTCAATGGCTACCAGCCGCCCTTTGCCAAGGTGTTGAGCACAAACCTCGGCCAACTTTCGCCAAACAACGATTGGTATAAAATCCGTTTCACGTTCCCCCTGTTGGTTGGTAAAAGGCCGGTCAACGGCCAAGGTAAAAGTCGCCACTGCCACGCCGTTAGGTGTATATCTTAAATCCGGATCCTTCGTTAGCCGGCCAATAAGTATTACACGGTTTAACATTCTAATCACCTCAATTCTCTAAGCACATGAATTTCTGTTTTCTTTACCGTTTGGTGCTTTTTAATTACTGCAATTATTTCTTTGTCGCTAACAATAGGCATAAACATCACTCCACCAAATAACTTAAGTCACGCTTATTACTATCAACCACCTGACTTTTATCTTTTGTTCGCTTAAATGACTTTACTTTTTTCTCTCTGGAAAACTCTTCATCCGCCCTTTTAGCCTCATCAAGGGTCTTTATGTCATTTCTAAGCCAGGAATTAATAATGCCATTAACATACAGATAACTCTTTTTTCCGGCCAAGACTGCCTTTTCAACCGCAAACCTAATCATTTCGTCGGGGTAAAGGCTCTGCCAATCTTTTATTTGCTCTATGCAGGTAGAATTAAGCATCTGGCCAAACTCTTGCTCTATAAACTTTGGCAAAGAGTTATCCACAGGTTCATCATTCGCGCGCGCGTAACTACTACAACTATTATTATTTAGTTTAGTTTGGTTTAGTTTATTTAATGTGCTACTATTGTGCCCGCCTTGTGCCTCTTGCTGTGCCCGCTTCGTGCCTACTGCTGTGCCTATTTTCTTACACTCAAAACTAATTACTCTATATTTCCCAGCCTTATTCGATGTACCTTTTTGATATTCAATAAGCCCTTTTTGGATTAAAAGATTCCTCGCCCTATCTAAGCCCTGTCTAGATAACCCAGTAAGAGATTGAAGCGTTAGATTTGCAATAGTAAATTCATCAGCCCAGCCTGCTTTATTGTTTATGGACATAATTTGATACCACAAAGCAATTGCACCTGTTGGCAATGGATTTGACAGTAGCCAATCATTGAACGCGTTAATCTCAGCTATATAATTCATAACATCACTCCGTCAATTGCAAATAAAGTTAAACCAAAAAGGAAAAAACAAAATACTCCCGATTAGCAACGTTATTAATATTCTGTCGGACCTGGTGACCATATCACCACTACCTTTCTACGCCCCCACTTTATAGCCTCACTATAGGTATCTTGGTAGACATCTATAAGATCGTCTCTAGCTCTAATTATTCCTCCAGTATCAAGGGCCTTTCCCCAGCCATACCCTTGCACCCACATTTGTGATTGATAAGGTATTACCTTCGGATTCACTGCAATAGTCCCGGGGCCTGGCCGGGCCCCGGTTGCGGTAAGGAGGGGATTATCATCGGCACACATCCCACTTTTGTTATCTATAGGGGCGTAAGCTGTGGCCTCCATAATTGCAATATTCCATTTATCAACAAAGTTTCTTACTTGTTTTATGAGCTCTTGTTGCTCTAAACGGAGCATTTCCACTTCTATTTGCATTCGTTGAACTTCGATTGAGTATTCATGAATTTGTGCCTTTATATTTATGCTAGACCAAAGGAACATGCCAAGTAGCATTAATAAGATTAATACTTTTTTCATAAACACACCTACCTAAATTTTATTTAGAAAAGGCATTTTGTCAGTTTCCCTTGTCTCTCTTTTTAAAGAATGTTAGAATAAAGATAACTAAATAATTATTTTTTTAAAGGATCTGTGCCGCAAACACAGGTTCTTTTTTTGTACTTAAAACATAATCGATATTTTCTGAAAAGACCAACTGTTCTAATTCTCCAATGGATTTTTTTAATTCTGCCAATTCTTTATGAATAATTAGCCATTGGGGCCTTTCTTTTTCATCTATTTTTCCGTCACTTGCTATTTCAATAAGGTCACTTTTAGTTTTTAAAACATCATCTAATTCCTTTAGCAGTCGCAAAACTGATACTCCCAGGTCATGCTTGTCCAAATACTGGTGGATTATTTGGCCTATTTCACACTTTAGCGAACAATGATCCGCCAATAGTTTTGGTGTCCGATAAATTTTTGCCATATTAACAGCTACATCACACGGAACAGGAGCTTCGCCGGATTCATACCTAAGTAAGGTCCGCTCAGATATTCCAAGCCTTTTTGCAGCTAGTTTAAGCTTCATATCTCCTCGATATTCTTTATACATTTTTTCATCTCCTTAATGACATAAAATGTCGTTTTTTTAATTAGCTCAACACTTACACCGCCGGTGTTTCAATGATATTTTTAGGCTGTAATACAAAACACTTCTTCTTTTCATCCCAACGTACTCTAGAAACAGGAACTTTTAATTCGCCTGCAGAACTGCTTAATATTATGTATTTGTGTTCATCTATTATTTGAAAACCATCCACTTCCAAATATCTGTCCCCGTTTCTCACCAAATCCCCTATATTGGCCGGTCTCACCTTTTCACCCCCTTCCAAGGTCCCGGTATCCCCTACCGGGCTTCATTTAATTGTTGGAATGTGTACTAACTTACCATCTCCATTTTTGCCCTTCTAATGAGGGGTCGCAAGCATCTAAAGCCATTTCTCTAGTCACTGTAATATATCTCCCTTCTTCTCTACGCCTACAATCATTACACACTACTTGATTATATTTACTTGGGTCATAGTTTTTGGTGTTTCTACCTCATTTCCATATTCATCACAAGGACAACCACAATAACCACATGAATACATTATTAACCCTCCTTGTATGGTTTTGGTAATGGCATCCATGCAATAATATAACCTTCTTCATCCCATTTGCCATTTTCATAACCACACATCCCAACGATTGGCTCATCTATTCCACATATTTCTCCGTCTAGAGTAACCATATATGTATCATCCTTTAGTGGTGACGCTACTGAAAGTGGAGTCCAAAAACCAAAATTAGTATCAATATCTTTTTTTCTCACTTTACAATATATCTCAAAGGCTCTTTTCCAAGTCTTTTGCTTGTTATTTTCTAAAATTTCAATACTTCTTAAAATTCCGTTTGTTACTCCGTTCTTTGTACTACGTTCTATTGCAGTAAAATAAAAATATTCATCATTTTTTCCTAGCTGTTTGTCGAGGCGATATTCTTCTAAAATAGAACTTTCGTACATTTCCCATAATTCTTCAATTATTTCTGATTTATTTTTCATCTTCTGTTTCCTCCTTCAGCCATTCCAAACAACACTTTCCACATTGATGGTTGTATCGCTTATCCTCACATCTATAATTATCCAAGTAACCCATTTCAAACGGGCACATGATACTTAAAGCCATTTCTTCAATACTAAATTTTTTTACCATTTCATAATTTGTCATTTATACAACCTCCTATGTTTATTCACTTTCCCAAGCCATTTTTGAAAAAGGATATACAACATTGCATTCCTCACACTGAAAACAATCCTCTTCGTTTAGTTCACTTGATACAAAAACAACTTTTTCACTGTAACATTCAGGACATTGTAATTTAATCAATTTTCATTTCCTCCTTCACATAAATTTCAGACTATGTTTTAATAATTTTTAACTAACTTTTGCAATGCTTGATATATTTCACGTATTCTTATCACAAATAAATCAAAAAATTCTTCCTGTTTTTTATTTATAGTCCATTTCCAATTCTGGTAAATTCCACTTTCTTCTTTGTTCCAGAAATAAAAACACAATAATTCATTATCATCAGTCATTTTTGCTTGCATTTCAAACAATTCAATAGGATCATAGTCTAATGACTTATTTTCCTTTTCAGACATAATCTCAATGAGATATTCAAATATATCCCTATCCCATCTTCCCTGCTTTAGAAACCTAAGTAATTCATCCTCATTTTTTACTGTTGGACAAAAACACAGCATTTTTTAACCTCCTTTACAACCCTTGTCCACTAAAGATTTAAAAGAAAAAGCTAGAAATTGTTGCTAATTACATTCAGCATTAATTTTTAGCTTTTCTTCGGTGCTCAAGGACTCCCAAATTGCCCACGCCGCATTATAAAACTCTTGGAGTCGTCTCTTATGCTCCTCTTCAGACATCGGAGGCGGGGCATAAATTTCAATAGTTGTTTTACCCCTTTTGATTACCTTATCCGGTTTTCTTTTTTGCTCCATACAACCACCTCTAAAATCATGTTTATGAGGCGGGTGTCTGGGTACAACCATGTTATTTGGCATTATTCCACTTCCTTTTATTTCCAAGGAAATATTGCTAACTATCCAGTTCTTCCATTAAGTCTTTTAAATTTTCTAAAGCATTAACTACGTTTTTGCTTCTAAGTAACCCATTGTAAATAAGGTATAGTTCATTCAAAACATAGTACATGTAGAACTTATGACAATTTTTTTCATCATACTCTTCTAAAACTTTTAACCTTTCAGTCATGTCCATTTGGACATACACCCCTTTTTTTAAAAGGGAATTTGCAGGTTTTTCCTCCTATGCGGCGAAGAAACAATCTATAATCAAGAAGATATTGTAGTAGAGTTACCTGGGAATGATGATTAGTTACACTTTTTACCCGGGCAACTGCTTGGTTGCCCATTCTTTTTCCAACATGACGGGCATTCACTACTAATTTTTGAACCACATTTTTCGCAAAAGTTAGCATGTTCAAGGTTTTCTCTACCACACTCAGGGCAGATCCTCTTATCCAACTCTCCCTCACCCCATCTCTTCCAATTTGACTATTAATAACGATTAAACTGGCTTGGCTTTATTGGGTTATAAAATACAGAAGGAATTACCATATTTTTGTAGAAAAAAGAAGGTTAAATTAATTTTTGAAAGGAGCAAAAATATGGATAATTTTCTTTCATGGCCTAGAAAGCTTGAAAATTGGCTTAAAAAACTGAAAAATTTACCTAATAAACTGAAAAATAAAGCAATAATTTATAAAAATTTATTTAATAAGCTAAAGCCTCAACAAAAAACAGAAATAATTTCATACACTCCAGTATTAATAAAACATTATGAAATAACCGGAATTAATAAAGAAACTAATAGAAAAAAGAAAATAATAGTTTATGCAAAAACAAAAGAAATAGCTGAAACTAAGGTACTTGAACTTGGGCTATTACCACCTTATAAAACAGAAGTAATATTCGATGAACCAACTGATAGACAAATTGAGTATGCTAAGGCTCTAGGTATTTCTATTCCTGAAAATGCTTCATTTGAAGATGTATCATGCTTAATAAGCAGAAAAGTTGACGATGATAATAATGATCCAAATCCGGGTTTATTAGAATTTGCTGATAATCGAGATATGATTAGCTCAAAGTATCACGGCAAAAAAAGTCTTTATAATCTAGTTTTTAATAATCTAACCGGTACTGATAAGATTGCATTTTTTGTTTTCTGTATTTATCGATATTTTTCTGATGACAGACATGCTAATTTAGATACTCATCCTTATAAAGAAATTTTTTACCAATTTGCTGACTCAGTAGCGACAGACAATTCATTTTTAAAATCATTGAATAGATATTCAGGAAGCGATTTGCGTTTTTTTGGAGAAATGCGATTAAAAAATGGTTACTCCATAAGTGGTGGAAGCATGAACACAATAGCTTTTAAAAAGGCTGCTGAGTTCTTAAAAGAAACATTTAATATAAAATTTTTTAAAATAAAATGGTTTTAACTTTATTAAAGGATATTGTTATCGATGAGGACGCTGAACTTTAAGGATATTTTAAACCAGGGCAACTGCTTGGTTGCCCGTTCTTTCTCCAACATGACGGGCACTCACTGCTGATTTTTGAACCACATTTTTCGCTAAAGTTAGCACATTTAAGGTTTTCTCTACCACACTCAGGGCAGATCCTTTTATCCAACTCCCCCACACCCCCTCTCTTCAACTATTTTTTCCGAGTATATTAAACGGCTTGTTGCTTTTTTGTTAATGTAGCATGAACTTTGTTGTCAAAAAAAATATTCTTAGGATCTTCACCTAATATTTCAGCAATTTTATGGGCTTGTTCTAAAGTCATTTTTACTGTTCCGTTTTCTAGTTGGCAATAACCACTCTTGCCTTTATAACCAAGCCTTTTAGCCATTTCTTCTTGTGTTATTCCCTTTTTTTTACGAAGTATTTTTAAATTGTCTAGTTTCATAATGGCCTCCTTTCTGTTCATTTTGCATGAACTTGGATGTTACCTTTATTATAGTTCACCTCAAATGAACTTGTCAATAGTATTTTTTATGTTTTATGAACTTTTCTTATTAGTTACTTACAAGAATAAATATATTTGGTAGAATATAGTTAGTTCATATATTTTGAACAATTTAAAAAGGGTGAGTGCCGTGCATATTGGAGAAAGAATAAAAAATCTTAGAAATAAAAGAAATTTAACCCAGGAACAGCTTGGAAAATATCTGAATGTCGGGAAATCAACAATTTCTCAATATGAAAATAATATAAATACACCAGATATTACTACTTTAATTAAAATAGCCAATTATTTTAATACATCAGTTGAATACCTACTAGGGAATACAGACGACCCCCGCCCACTGAAAGAAATAATTAAAAATCCTGGTTCACCTTTGGACAAGCTTTTAAAAGAATATAATATAGACTTTTATAATTTAAAAGAATTTAATGAGGAGGATATGAAAGATATAATCAAATATATACAATTCGTTGCTTCAAAAAAGAAAAATAATGATTAGTTTTAGGCCAGCAATAGGTTGTATAAATTCAATTTGTGTGGTAATTAAAGGTCATTTAACAGATGACAAAGGAGTTTTTAAAATTTATAGGAGCTTCGTAAATTTTTTAAATATTCATTTTATAGAACGAGGTGACTCCTTTGTTATTAAGAATCGGAACACTAGTTGATAAACTTGTTGCTAAGTATAATACTAATTGTCCATTTGAAATTGCAAGTATATTTGGAATTGAAGTTGATTTATTTCCCTTTGAAAACAATATCAAAGGATTGCTTTTAAAAAGCCCTGAAGAGAGTCATATTGGGATAAATCAATTCTTGCCGGATTATTTACAAAGAACAGTGCTTGCACATGAACTCGGCCATTACTTTCTTTCATCCCCGGGTGGTTATTTCTTTCTTGTAGAACATACATTAATGCAATACTCCAAGGAAGAAATTAAAGCTAATCTATTTGCGGCAGAACTTTTAATTAGAGATGAACAGCCAATGCCTGGGGAAACTCTGCAGCAATTCGCTGCCAGGATTAAAATGCCCTATGAAATAGTTGAATTATGGGCAGATAAGAGAATTAAAAAAGAGCTACTATAGCTCCATGAGTGTAAATAAATTTGCTGGCCTAATAAATAATTGAATATTTATAAAATAATACACAAAAAGCTTGCAGAATTTTTTCTTTGCAAGCTTTTAAATTTAATATAGGAGGAATTATAAATGTCTAATTTATTTAAAAAAGGGGACAAAGTCATTATCATAAAAACTCTACCACATTCGGATAAGTACACACCGACTACAGGCGAGGTTTGTACTGTTACAGCTGTAGATTATCGTAAAGGTAATTTTCACCCAATACACTGTACGAGTGATAAAGTTAAAAGTAATGAGGATTGGTTCCCAGAGGAAGCATTAGAACTGTATTTTCGAGAAAAGGAGGAATGCTAGATGCCTGAATTATATTATGATCCCAATTATTTTCTAAAAACTATTCCAAATATTGATGAGAATGATAATTTAAGAATACCCCAAAAAATAGCGTATGCTCGTGCCTTTGATCATTTTGTGAACAAAAGTAATACTACAGATGCAATTATTATTCTACCAACTGGAGTTGGGAAAACAGGTTTAATGGGTCTTCTCCCCTATGGAATATCTAAAGGAAGAGTATTAATAATTACTCCCCAGTTAGTTATTAAAGATGGAGTCGTAGGTTCTCTAGATCCCGAATACCCTGAAAACTTTTGGTTAACCCAAAAAGTTTTTTGTAACATGAGTGATTTGCCATGTTTAATAGAATATGAAGGTAGAGATACAAAAGACGAAGTGTTGCAACTAGCAAATATTGTAGTAGTTAATATACAAAAGCTACAATCAAGACTTGCTAATAGCCTCATAAACAGAGTCTCAAACGATTTTTTTGATATGATAATCGTTGATGAGGCACACCATTCCACAGCATTAACTTGGTTGGAAACATTGCAATATTTCTCAAATGCAAAAGTAATTAAGTTAACCGGTACGCCATTTAGGTCTGACGATAAAAAAATTATTGGTGAGATAATTTATGAATATAAATTAAGTGCTGCTATGGCTCATGGTTATGTTAAATCATTGGAAAATTTCAAGTATATACCTGAAAAGCTTTATCTTACAATTGACGGCGATGAAACTAAAAAATATTCTGTCGAAGAACTTCTTAAAGAAGGAATAAAAGATCAAGATTGGATAAGCAGAACAGTGGCTTATTCAGAGGAATGCTCTGAAAAGGTTGTACTTGAAAGTATTAAAATACTTGAAAATAAACTTAAAGATAACAACCCGGTACCACATAAAATAATTGCGGTAGCTTGTAGTATCCCACATGCTATTCAAATCAAAAACCTTTATGAAAAACACAATTATAAATGTTCGATAGTACATAGTGAAATGGAAAAAAGTGATAAGGAAAAAGCCTTACAGGATATAGAAAATCATAGAGTGAATGTTGTAATAAATGTCGCAATGCTTGGTGAGGGATATGACCATCCTTATCTTTCTATTGCCGCTATATTCAGGCCATTTAGAACACTTCTTCCATATGCACAGTTTATTGGTAGAGTTTTACGAGCGATCCCAAATGATGAAGCTAAGAGAGCAGATGATAATATTGCTCAGATAGTGTGCCACCAAGAACTTAATTTAGATAAACTTTGGGATTATTATAAAAAAGAGAAGCAAGAAAGTGAAACTATAAAATATCTAGAAAGCATTGATATTAATGATGATAATGAAGTTGATGAAACGGGTGCAAGGATAATTGATAGAACAATTGGAACTGCCCTTGAAGAAGGCGAAGGATTTCTTGTTGGTGACACCTATTTAAATACAAAACTAATTGAACAGCGAAAAAAAGAAGAACAAGAAGAATTGAAGAAAATAGAAGGTATCCAAAAGCTTCTTAATATTTCCTTTAAAGAAGCCCGAAAAATACTAAATCAAACTACAGGATTTGCCTCACCAATAAAAAGACCGGATCTATTTATTAAAAGAAAAAAAATTGGTCTCGATAGCCGAATTAGAGATAATATTGTACCTACTTTACTTAGTAAGTATTCTTTAAATAAAGAAACTGATGAGCTAAAAAAATCAATGTTATTCAACGGAAAATATTCTTGGATTGCACAGCAAAAAAATAATAATGCTGCTATGCTTGCAATATATATAAATGCATCATTGAAAAATATGATTGGTGCCAAAAGAGAAGAATGGACAACAAACGACTGGGATATTGCCGAGAAAAAACTTGATAAAATTGAAGAGTTTTTAAATAGAGTACTAGAGGATTTCACAAAAAACTTGTAGAATAAGATATTAAACTGGTAGAATAAGATATTAAAGTCCTGCGGTAATATGTCAAGTACCTAAAGAAGAAAATTGGAAATAAGATAGCCAATATTTCTTAAAAAAGACATCACTTAATAAGCCCAGTTTCAGTTTACAGAAACTGGATATTACCGAAG